ACGACTACACCCACTGGCTGTTGGTACCAACACCCAACGCCGCGTACGACCTAGAGGTCTTGTACTACGAGTTGCCAGTGTTGCTAGACGACAGCACTCAAACCAACTGGCTAACCGACTACGCACCCAACTTGCTTCTATACGGTGCACTGTTAGAGGCCACACCGTTCCTTAAGAACGACGAGCGTATTGCCACATGGCAGCAGTACTATCAGTCCGCAGCTAACGCGTTGAACACCGAAGACCTTAAGAAAATATTGGACCGTGACTCTGTTAGGACGGAGGCGTAATGTCATACACCAACGTCTTCACTGGCTCAACCATCTACCCTACCGAGGTAGCACTTACCAAGTTGGCCATGACAGCCAACGTCGTGCTGTACTGGCCAGTTGAGGCACCACTTGGTGTACCGTTAGCATCAGAGATTGTTGAGATAACAAGCACCACCTCTGCTAACTGGACCATTAAGGTGCCAGACGCCATGTTGGTGTCCGTTGGCCAAACCATTCTGTTCAACAACCGTACGGCTGTGGCCATCAGCGTTGTTGACTTCGACGGTATAAGTATCGTCTCTGTGCCAGCCGGTACGCAGTGGCAGATATACCTAGCAACTAACACAACCCAAGCTGGTGTTTGGCGTCAATACCAGTTCGGTGCAGCGACATCTACAGCAAACGCGGCAGCTTTGGCAGGACATGGTTTGGTTGCTGAAGGTTCTCAATTAGAGACTGCAGTGGTTGTGTTTGACTTTGCTATCAACAAAACATTGGTGCAAGACGACCATGCGGGTATGTTTAATTGCACTAGCAGTGGCGTTACAACTTTAACATTGCCCGATCCCGTAGCTATTGGCACTGCTTGGTATGTACAAGTTAGAAATAGTGGCGCTGGTACATTAACTGTGGACACCACAGGAACTGCACTTGTTGATGACTCTGCCACAAAAGTCTTTTCTCCAGGAGACTCTTGTTTACTTGCCCACAACGGAACAGACTACTATTCTGTAGGGTTTGGACAAGCTGCTGTGTTTGCGTTTGACTATGTTCAGATTAATGTTTCGGGAGGTACAGACTACACGCTTACAGGCAATGAACTCAATCGTATTGCTTATCAATTCACAGGCGTACTTTCTGCAGACATCACAGTTATTGTGCCTGCTACTGTTCAGCAATATTGGGTGTATGACAACACAACAGGTGGTTTTGATTTGAGTGTTGCTACAGCAGCGCAGGTGACACCTCTTGTTGTCACCAACACTACCCGCACGATTGTATACTGCGACGGATCAGACGTTGTACCAGCGGTTACAGCCTTTGTAATAGGTACGGTTAGTGGGGGCTCATTCTAATGGCTGCCTCAGTCGTTGTCCTAAAATCAGGCTCTGGCATTAAGCGAGATGGTACTGTATTTGAGGGTGACTTCTATGTAGATGGGTCATGGGTACGCTTTCAGCGTGGTTTGCCGAGAAAGATTTGGGGCTATCGCGCAATCTCTGTGCACACACCTGAAATCTCTAGAGGACTTAGCACCTTCGTGCAGCAACAGCTTGTCTACACGCACACGGGCTCTGCTAGTTACGTCAACAGATTTACAATAAATGGCTCACTGTCTCCATCTATTGTTAGTGATCGCACGCCAGTGGCTGTCAGTGCAACTGGAACTGTAACCCTAACTGGTGGTGGTGCAGGGTCTGTAAATAGCGTTACAGTCAATGGTGTAACAATCACCTCAGGCTCTGTTGCATTCTCTGTAGACTTAGCTACAACAGCAACCGCAGTGGCTGCAAACATAACAGCGCACACATCAAGTCCTAACTATACCGCTGTGGCAGTGGGTAGTGTGATAACTATTACAGCAAGCACAGGTGGATCGGCAACCAACGGTTTTGTTGTGGCAACAACGCTAACAACTATTACTGCAACTACCACTAACATGGTTGGTGGCTCAAATGCTCTTATTGCAGATGCCCTAAACTCATGGATATTTGATGTAATGTTTGACTCCGTTTCATTGGACAACTTGCTGATCGCTTCTGTTGCACCTAACCTTGATTGCCTGTGTAGCGATGCAGGTGGTCAGATATTTACAGGCAATATACTAACTACGACACCATTGGTCGAGGTTGCATTACCACCTAATGCGAATGTGTCTGGTGGCATTGTGGTGCTACATCCTTATTTATTCTATTACGGCACTGCAGGTATCGTTGGCTGGTCAGTTCCTGGTGATCCTAACGACTTAACTGGCTCTGGGTCAGGACAAGCTAGGGTTGCAGGACAAAAGATCGTTAAAGGGCTACCGCTGCGTGCGGGTGCCGGTTCCGCCCCTGCTGGACTATTCTGGGCTTATAACGCACTTATCCGTTCGACATTTACGGGCGGTGCTACCGTATTTCAGTTTGATACCATCTCAGCTGAGACTACTATATTAAGCCCAAACAGCGTAATTGAGTACGACGGTATTTACTATTGGTGCGGTGTTGATCGTTTCTTAATGTTCAACGGTGTGGTGCGAGAAGTTCCTAACACGATGAACTTGAACTACTTCTTTGATAATCTTAACCGTGAGCAAGCACAGAAGGTGTTTGCTACTAAGGTACCCCGTTTTGGAGAGATCTGGTGGTGCTTCCCATTTGGCAATAGCACTGAGTGCAATCACGCAATTATTTATAATATCCGTGAAAATACATGGTATGACACTCCACTGCCTAACCAAGGACGATCAGCAGCATCGTTTGCACAAGCGTTCGCAGCACCACTAATGACAGGCGTAGTCAACGATGGGATCGCTGGTTATCAGGTGTGGTTGCATGAACAAGGATTAGATGAAATTAATGGCACTGCCATAACACCTATCAATTCATACTTTGAAACATCTGACTTGTCATTGGCTGTGTTGAACAATCAAAATCGCAAGGTTAAGATTAGCTACATCGAGCCCGACTTTGTTCAGGAAGGTGACATGACGGTAGAAGTAAAAGGTCGTGCCAACGCTAGAGCACCAACAGTGACTAGTAACGTGGTAACATTTGTTGCTAATCCAGGTTCAGATCCTGCAGCGCAAATTGTACCGTTTAAAGAGCAACGACGTGAAATGCGTGTGAGATTTACAAGTAATACAGTCGGAGGCGACTATCAAATGGGTCAGGTGCTGATGCACATTGAACCAGGTGATGGTACGATAACAGGATGAGTTTTAACATTACGTTACCTGTTGGGATGGAGCTCATGGATTGGGCAGACCAAATTACGTTTGACTTAGACAACCAGACATCGTTGTCTAAATTAATGAATGAAAACGAGTGGCAAGATTGGGCAGTACAGTTTGTAACAGCAACAGGGTTGTCGGGATATAACGTTCCAACACCGTACGCATTTGATGATTGGCAACCATGGGCAGATAGTTTGTGTAAGGCACTAGAGGCATAATAGGGGTAATAAAATGGCAAACAAAGACAACTTAATTAAATTGGTCGCACAAAAGTTAGGACCACAACAACTTCAACAGATGGTTGATCAGGTTGAGCAGGAGCTTGGACAAGATCCTGATGTCACCCCTGAGGTGCTCGATCAGATGATCAACCTGTTTGGTCAGGTTGCTGAGAATCCAGAGACATACGCTAGTGTTATTCAAGAGGCAATCAACGCTGACGTTTTGGACCAAGGTGACTTTCCTGAACAGTTTGACCCTGTCTTTGTTGCCATATTCTTACTTGCCTTGCAAGAACTACAAGCGCGCAAGCAACAAGGTTTTGCGCGTGGTGGTCTGTCTAGCATGGCTCAAAAGGTACAGGCAGAGGGTCGTAACTCTGACACCGTGCTGGCTCACATCAGCCCGCACGAAGCGATGTTTCTTAAACGCTTAGGGGGTTCAGGCACTATCAATCCTCAAACAGGTTTGATGGAATTTGGGTTTTTCAAGAAACTTAAAAAAGCAGTTAAAAAAGTAGCCAAGGTTGCTGTTAAAGTAGCCAAGGCTGCGGCACCTATGATTGCTAATGCAATTGTACCTGGGTCTGGAATTTTAGTAGGTGCTGCATTAGGAGCAACTGGAGGCGGTGGTTTAAAAGGCGCTTTGATGGGAGGACTTGGGGGTGCAATTGGTCCTAACGGAATGTTCCAAGGTTTACCAGGCACCATTGGCGAGTATGCTAATAGTGCTATTGGCAATTTTGGAGGACTAAGCAACCAAGTATTAGGCTCAGGTATACTAGGTGGCGCCACTAGCGCACTTATGGGTAAAGACCTACTTACTGGTGCCTTGTTAGGCGGTGCAGTAGCTAATTATGCCCCTGGATTAGTAGATAAATATGGAGATGCCCTCCCAACAGGTATGGCTCAAAACATCGCGTCTGGTGCTCAAATGGGTGCTAACACAGGTGGTGGATTAAAAGGAACTCTGTCTGGCGGTGCTGCAGGTGCCTTAACTAATTTAGCTATGTCTGGTTTAGAAGGCATGGGTGTTGTACCACCAAGCACAACCGCTACACCAGCAGAAGTAAACCCAGAAAATACTATGTGGGACTCTGCTACAGGCACATTTACTGCAGCCCCTGATGTTGCGTATGGCCCAAATGGTGAATATTTTGGTCAGCCTTTAGATATAGCATCTAATACAGGAGGCTACGCGCCAACTATAACAGATGCAAGTCTTCTTATTGGGCCACCTGCAGCAGCAGCAGCGACCACAGCACCTGGCGCTTTATCCCAAGTAGCTCAAGCAGCGGCACCATCAACCGGCTTCGGCTTTGGTGATATTGCTAAAATCGGATTGATTGGAAGTTTAATTTCAGGAAAAACACCGCAACAAGCTAACGATGCAATTATGCAAGATCCAGCGCTTACTGCACAACAAAAAGAAAATATGTTGCGGTCACTAACTAATTATAAGTTTAGTCCTGGCATGACCACATTCCCACAACAAGGCTCAACAGAATGGGATAGATTGATGGCGCAAATAAATCAAGGTATTGAGCAAACATACTCAAAACCAACATTAACAGAAGAGCCAGCGATGGCACGTGGTGGTCGCAACGCTCGTCGTCAACCACAGGGTGCACTAAGTCAAATGTCTCGCATGGTACAAGGTGCTGGCGATGGTCGATCAGATAGCATAGACGCAAGATTGTCTGACGGTGAGTATGTTATTGATGCAGAGACTGTGGCATTATTAGGTAACGGCTCAACCAAAGCGGGCGCTATGATGTTAGATCAAATGAGACAAGGCATTAGACAACAAAAGGGTAAGGCATTAGCTAAGGGCAAGTTTAGCCCAGACGCTAAGTCCCCATTAGCTTACATGAAAGGTGGATTACGATAATGGCTTCTTTATTTGCAGGTCAACCATTACAGGCACCCAGTTATGCCGCAACAACCACGGATGTACCAAAGTGGCTACAAGACTATACAGTAGATCTTTTTTCACAACAGCGCGCAGTAGCTGGAACGCCTTATCAGCAATATCAATTACCGCGTATTGCTGACGTAACTGCGCCTACCACCGCTGCGCAAAACTTAATCACAAGCAGCTCTGGGGCTTATCAACCAGCTATGCAAAACGCTATCGCTGGCACCCAAGGTTTGACTGGTCAAGTTGCCGGCACAACCTCAGGCTTGACTATGTTACAACAAGCTGCCGGCATGAGTGGTGTAGGGGCAGCACAACCGTATCTTACTAATGCTGGGCAAACAGCGACTGCTAACATCGGGCAGTACATGAATCCGTACACACAAAATGTGACGGATCAAATTGCTAAGCTCGGTGCGCGTAACCTATCTGAAAATTTATTGCCAGCTGTTAGCGATCAGTTCATTCGTGCTGGCCAATTTGGCTCATCTGGTATGGGTACGTTTGGTGGCCGTGCATTGCGTGACACACAAGAGGCCATTCTTAATCAACAAAATCAAGCCTTACAATCAGGCTATACACAAGCGCTAGGCGCAAGTCAAGCGGACTTGGCTCGTCAAGCTACTCTAGGTCAAACAGCTGGTCAGTTAACACAGGCTGGTCAACAAAACTTAGGAACAATCGGCGCTCAAACCGCAGCGACTGCTCAGGCAGAGGCGGCAAGACAAGCGCAAGCGCAAGCGCAAGTCGGTGACTTAGCTAAGATGCAACAAGGTTTGACTACTGCTGATGCTGCTGCGTTAGAGTCTGTTGGTGCCTCACAACAAGCGCAAGCGCAAAGAGGTTTAGATGTAGCCTTCCAAGACTACCAAAATCAAATTAATTTCCCTCAACAGCAAATAAATAACATGAGCGCCACATTGCGTGGATTGCCAGCCACAGCCGTACCAACAACCGGCACAACAACTGGTTCTACTACTCAATTTACGCCAAGCCCGTTGTCTCAAATCGCCGGTGCGTTTGCTACTTACAAAGGCTTAACAGCAGCTAAAGGTGGCCTAATTGATGGCTATGCTACCGGTGGTGCTGTAAGTGCTGATGATTTGCATAGCTCTGTAATGGCTGACTACGGCAAGTACTTTAAACGCGGCGGCATGGTGCCAGGTTACGCAGAAGAGGGTTACGTTGATGTAGAAAATCCAGCCGACTTGGTGGATGGCGGTCAAGCATTTGCTGATCAATACGCACAAGGACAACTAGAGTATCCAACTCAGCAAAATGCACCAATGCCTGTAGCGCGTGCTTCAGGTACGTATCCTGTAGTAGGCTCAGAAACTATTAATAATCTAGTTAATAAGTACGGCGGCCTAGGCGATGATGCAATTAAACAATTAGCTGCTATTAATGCAGAACGCACTAAAGCAAGGCAAGATTACAATACCCAAATTGCTAAGCTAGAAAATATGGCACCTCAAGGCCCTTCACAATCAGAATTATGGTTTAATCGTGCAGCCGCATTTTTAGATCCAGGTAAAACTGGTTCATTTGGTGAAGGCTTGCAGCATATGGCTGGCGTTGAAGCCGCGCATAGTAAAGCATTACGTGAATATAACCAAGAATTTATGAAAAATAAAATCATGGCCGGTCTAAAACGTGGTGAATTTACAATGGAAGACTTAGCACGTCAAGAAAAATCTACTGTTGATATGGCGCAGTTAGGTATTACTTCACAAGAAAAACTTGCCGCTTTACTGGAAAAAATAAATGCCGGTGAAAAAGAACGCTTGGCAGGTATAACAGCACACTGGAATGACTCTAATGGGGAAATTACAGTTGTAGATAAAGGTAATAACACATTTACTACAATTCGTCCAGCAGATATTCCTGAAAATGTACGCTTAGAAATTCTAAAAAATGCTACTAGTCGTGCTGAAGGTTATGCTCCGGAAGAAAAACCTGCAAAAATTGAGCAATTTATGAAAGAAAACTTAGCTGCGTATGCTAAAACACGCGTAGCTATACGACAAGGTGCAACAACTCCTTTGCCTTCCTTAGCACCTACAAGTGAAACACCGCCTGCAGCACCTAGCTTATCAGGTAACGCTATTCCACTTAGGCCTGGAGCAGGCCAAGGCGCAGCACCAGTATCACCAACCGCAGCACCAGTATCACCGGCCGCAGCACCTAGCACTGAGCCTGCTAATGTAGGTTATACCTCACCGTTTGGGCAATATGTAGTAGCACCACCTAGGGCGCGAACTACCACTGGCGAGCAAACACCGCAACAAAAAACAGAGTTTGAAGGACAAGCTGCGGCTAACTTAGACGAAGTTAAATTATTTAATACACGCGTCAATGAGGCATCTGCAGCAGGTTCTGCAGGCGTTGCGGCAGCTAACCAATTACTAAATGTGCTACCTCAAATACCAAACACTGGTACCTTAGCGCCATATAGACAACAATTAGGCTCTGTATTTGGCTCCTTAGGTATTCAAGGTGATATTACTGATTCAGCAGGTATGCTAAGCATTGCGCAAGCAGCGGTTAGTAGCTCCGTGCTAGGCCAACAATTGTTACAAAAAGGTGTGCAAACAGAGGGTGACGCCAAACGTATGGAAATGGCGGGCCCTACTTTAACACAGCCTAAAACTGCGGTTGAGTTCTTAACACGTACAGCTAAAGCAACAGGCTTGCGTCAACTTGAAATGAGCGCCTTCCGTGATGATTGGCGCCGTTATAATAATACTGATCTTGGTATGGGTGACGCTTGGAATAAATATATTAATGCAACACCTTTAACAGCTACCTTACCAAACAATAAATTGATTTTTGTAAATGAGTATATTGATCAGTATATGAAAGCGCATCCTACAGGTACTACAGAGCAAAGACGTGGTGCTGCGTTAAGTAATTGGCGTAAACTAGGGAGAATGTAATTATGGCAGATAATGAAAAACCCTGGATTCCAGGAGAAGAAAACGAGCGCACTATACCTCCTGTTAGTGTTACGGCCAAAGCGCCTACAGAGGCCGAAAAGGCAGAATATGAGGCAAATTTACCTTGGATACCTGAAGGTTGGGAAGCTAAAGATGTTGAAGGTGGCACGCCATCTTTTGAAAGTCCTGCCTTAACAACTTTTCTTGAAGGCGGCGTAGGTATGGGCGGCGGCGATGAGCTAGCTGCCGGTATTGCCTATACAAAAGCCCGCGCGGCAGGTGCTAGCCATGAAGAAGCTTCATTAGCTGCAGCTAGAAGATTAAAAGCTGATCGTGAACAACGCCGCCAATATGCTGCTGAAAGCCCTTGGAAAGCCGGCTCATTAGAGTTAGCTGGTGGCATAATTTCAGGTCTTGGCGCCACGGGCGTAGCTACTAAAGTAGCACCTCGCCTAATAGAAGCTGCAAAAGAGTCGCCTAGAGCAGCCGCAGCTGTATTAGGCGGTGGTGGTATGGGCCTTACAGGTGTACTTGAAGGCGAAGGCTGGGAAGATCGTGCAAAGCGCGGTTTAATTGGTGCAACAATTGGCGCACCTTTAGGCCTTGGCATGGATATTGCAGGTGATGTTGCTAAAACAGTTTGGAATTACGGCACTCGTGCCATGGGTATTGGCAGTGGTGTTAAATATGCTAATACTGTTATTGCTGATGCATTAAAACGTGCAGGACTTACTGCAGACCAAGTTAGTGCTAAGCTAGCTCAATATAAAGATAGGCTTTTAACTGCGGCTGATGTAGATGAGCTATTTCAGCAAATTGCTAAAGAAGTATCTAGTGATACTGGTGTTACGCGTAGACAAGCCTCTAAATTTTTATTAGATCGTGAAGCAAATCGTACTGGCCGCATTGGCCAAGATGTAGATGAGCTAATCCATGCTGGCGACTATTATACCGGTCGTGAAGCTGCTATGGCCGCTAAAAAAGCTAATGCTGAGCCTTTATATGAGTCTGCCTTAGGTGTACAACCTGTTATTACAGAAGACTTATATAACTTGCTAACAAAAAGCCCATCTATGCGTAAAGCTTTTGAATTAGCCCGCTCTCGCCATCAAGATGAATTTCAAAAAGACTTGCCTGAATTATTTGTGGAAGTTAAGCCTGGTATTTATGAGCTTAAGACTGCGCCTGATGCGCGTACCTTACATCGTATGAAGCTAGCCTTAGATGATCTTATTGCTGATAATACTACTCGCAATGCTATTACTGGTGTTAAAACAGGTCAGCTTAATACTGATGGCCGTACATACCAAGGTCTTAAAACCAAGTTATTAAATTGGATGGACAATAATATTGTTGATGATAAAGGCGCTAAGCTTTATGCCAATGCACGTAGCACCTACGCCGGCGATGCGGCTATTATAGATGCTATGGATCGCGGCGCTTCATTATATAAGCTGCACCCTAATTCTATTGCGGCAGAATTTAAAAAGCTAGATCCTTCAGAAAGAGATGCCTTCCGTGTTGGTGTAGTTAAAGCCATTGAAGACAAAATGATGAATAATGCTGAAGGCGCGGCAGCTGTTTATAAAATCTTTGGTAAAACATCAAATAGCAAAGAATATGCACAAATAAAAGCTATTTTTGATAATCCAGCAGACTTTGAAACATTTAAACAAAGATTGCTTACAGAAATAGACATGGCAGGTACAGAAAAAATAGCTAAAACAAAATTAGCCTCATCAAACGCTACGCACGTAGAGCGCCCTGAATTTTATCCTGTTACTAAACGCCATTTTATACCACAATACTTTTTAGATGCAATAGCACCTAGCGAAAAAGAAAAAAACTTAATTTTAGATCGCGTACTAACGCCTTACCCCCAAGGTGCCGCGTTATTAAAAGAAGCTGAGCGCAGTGCAATACAGGGCCCATTAAGTAAAGCATGGGAATTTACAAGACCTGCACGTTTATTAAATCAGCCTTTAATACCAGGTTCTTATACGGGTGCTCGTGAGCCAAGCGTACCAGAAGAGCAACAGCCGTTTGCGTTGCCTACACCGCAGCAAAATGTTTTAGAGGTATTAAAACCTCAGCAATATAGACCTTAAAGTATTTTACTATAATCAGGGCCTACCCAACCGGCAGGTTTAATAACGTCATGCTTAGAACCTCGCTTGCTACCTTCGCCGTTTGGGCCTGCCTTTACTTTGCGCATATTACATGCATGTACTTCATCCCACGCCGCTTGAAAGGGCAACCCTTGGAGATACGCCGTACCTAGCGCTACGTATACTAAATCAACTAAAGCATCTAACTGCCCGGCTAAATCATTTTTAGTGGCAGCTAAAAGATACTCATCTAGCTCTTCCTGCATAAACTTAATACGAAAATTTGATAGTATTACTGGCAAATTAGTAGGCCCACCGTTATAGTCTAAACCAAATTTTTCATGAAATTCTTTTATATCATTAAGCATTTTAACTCCTAGAATTTTTGTAAATGCATTTCAGGTGGGAACACGCCGTCTACATATTCTGCAATATCTTTAGGTGGCATGTGCAACCATTTTTTATGGTTACGTAAAATATAAAATCGTTGCTTACCAAAAGACACTGAAGGAATAGGCCCTACTGTCTTTAAACCAAAGCGACTTAGCTCGCGGCCTAAGCCATTAGGTGTTACGCGAGTTGTGTTTTGGGGATCATACAACCATTTTAAATGTTTATTAAGCACTAAGTCTAAGTCTGTCGGTTTGCATTGTAAATACTCCGCCAGGCGATGCAATTCCAATTCTAAATTAGCTAAAAAGAAAGATACCCAGCCGCTTAAATCAGATCTTGCGTGATCAACTAATTCATTTTTACTTGCTGTCATAGGGGCAGCTGCTGCGGGATCAAAGGTAGTAGTATCGTAAGCTAGCAAGTATGCAAATAAGGCTTCACGTCCACCATTTTGAAGCCATGTCATATAGCTTCTATAAAACTCAGGTTCTCTACGTTTTTCTGCTACTGTGCGCCATATAAAAAAGCGGCGGTCTTGATCATCTAAGAAAAACGCATCAGGGTGGTTACTGGTAAAGTAATAATTAATACAGTCAGGCACTACGTATGTGGGTAAATTTTTCATATTAATCCGCAGTTGACGTTGCGTAATTAATGCCTTTAATTTATCTGCCTCATGCCGTTTATCAGAGCCTGTAATTTCATCACCTAGTATAAATTGCTTATTAATAGCCCATTCATTAAATGACGCATGCAATTCTTGATTACCAATTTCACCAAAATTATTGCCGTAAATTTCACCTAGCGTATAGCCTACAAGTGACTTACCTGTACCTGTTTCAGGTCCCCACATTACTGCGCTAGTAAATAACTTAGTACCGGGCTTTTGAATAGGGTAAGCAGCCCATTGTTGAAACCAATGCTTACTGTCTATATCATCACCAAATAAAATATCTAGTAAATCTTGCCAAGGGGCTACATCACCTTCTATTGGCGCACAACCCCAGCCACGCCAAGTATTATATTCATTGGCTTCAGTAATTGTTAACTTGCCAGGTTCATAAGTTACGCATTCAACATCTAAGCGACTAGCCCATTTTACCCACTCGGCAGCCACACGCACTTCTGTGCGCTTCATATTACCGTTGCCTGAAGATTGATATTCAATTACATTATGATTGGCCATAAGGCCATTAATGAAAGAGTCCCGCTTTAATCGGCGCGCTGTTGCTAATTCAATTACTAAGTCTTGGTCCATTACATAAGCATAGCGTGTATTAATTTCAGCCATGCGATCACCTAAATCAATGCTTCGAACTTCAGCTAACACTGATTGTAAATCACCGCCATTAATTAAAAAGTCATCAAGGCCTTGCTTTTCACCAGTAATAGTAGGTGGCAATGTTGCCAGCTTAGGTATTGCACCTTGCGCTAATAAGGCTTTAGCTAATGCAATTTCGGCGCGTGCAACATTAGGATTAGTGGCCGCATCGGAGTCAAATACAATAGTAACTACTCGACCGCGCCAATCTATTTGTGGTAAGGGCTCAAGTAAAGGTATTTGGCGCTTAGCACTAGACCAAACAGACACACCACCTAGCGCTAGGCAGCTGTAGCCCATTTTTGCAGCGCATGCAGCCTTTAGCTCGCCTTCAGTTATTAAAATATCTTCCGTTGGCCGTTGTGCAATATCTGCCCATGGAATTATAGGCGGTAGGTATACTTCATTTAATGATTTAGGTTCTTGTGCATAGCGCTGTGGCTTTGCTATTTGGGCGGCAAATCCGCTAGGCTGTGCTAAATATCGTATGCGATAAAAACTTGTTTGATTGCCGTCAATATCAAAGTAAGGTATTTTAAAGCCTTTTACTTTGGTAAATGAGTTATGTAACGTGGCGCAATCGGCTACAAATGTCAGCCCTAGCACTGCTGCATCAGCTAAATCTAACCCCGAAGAGCTTAATTTAGTAGTGAATGCGGCATCGCTCTGCGCTTGCGGCGCAGCTACTTGTGCTTTAATTGCCATACAACCTCGTTATTATTTATTTATTATTAATTACTAATTGCGGCTTAGGTCTAAAGTTTAAGCCTTCAATTAGAACGTCTACTAACATTTTATTTTGAACATACGTATATGACATTTCAGGCGCATATCTACGTGTAGGTCCAGTTTTTTCTTTAATATCGTATGTCTTGTAATATAGTGTTTTAGCTAAATTTTGTAACTGCTTATGCTTAAGTCTTACGTACTTAAATTTCATACAATCTTGCGCAAATTGGCGGCCTTCGGGCGTTTTAGCAAGCCATTCTGCTTGACTAACTGGCGGTTGAGGCGGTTGCAATGGTGCGCGAGGTATTACTTTAGCTTTTGCCAAAGCTCTAATGTGCTCTGCAAATTCTTCAGATACTGTAATGCTTATTTTAACTTCTTTTAATGACATTGTAATCTCTATATTGCTGCCAATTACGCCCGGCACGTTCCCATAACTCTTGCCCGGTTTGCCCTGTATGATTTTCTAAGAAAACTATACGCTTACAGGAGGTATTTAAAAGCATTTTTGTGCATCTAATACATGGGCTAAGCGTTACATAAACTGTATCAATAGCCCAAGCATCAGGGCATTGTAATAAAGCATTAACCTCTGCGTGCACTGCTTCGCAAGAGTCTTGCCCTGGCGGCAGATCATGCCCTTTACAAGTATGCCCTTCGTTACAATGCCCTAAGCCTGCCGCTACACCGTTATAGCCTGTGCCTATAATATGCCCGCGCTCATTTGTAAGCACGCAGCCTACAGCTTTACGTAAGCATGTAGATCGCCCACTTATTACTGCAGCTAGCTGGCTAAAATACGCATCTTTAGTGGGTCGCATTATACGGACATTTCCGCTGAAATTGCAGGCCAAGGCTCATAGTTTTCTAAAGTAATATCCTCCATAGTTAGTTCAAACATACTCTTTTTAGCCAACTTTAATGTAGGTAATTTTTTAGGCTTACGTGATAGCAATTCCGTTACCTGGTTTATATGGTTTAGATAAATATGTGCATCACCTAATTGGAAAATTAAATATCGTGGATCTAAACCTACTTCTTGCGCTAGCATTGATAAAAGCACTGCGTAGCTTGCTACGTCAAAAGGCATACCTAAAAATAAGTCTACTGATCGCATGTCTACTCTTAAATCAAGGTGTTCATTTGACACATAGCATTGAAACAAAATATGACACGGTGGTAAGCACATTTGATCTAACTCTGCAGGTTGCCAAGCCGTAACTATATGACGCCGGCTATATGGATCGGCTTTTAAGTTAGCTATTAAGTCTGCCAATTGATCAACTACATACCTAGTACCTTGCCATGCCCGCCATTGCACACCATAAATGCGGCCTAAGTCACCAGGAACTTGCGGGGACCAATAAGGGGCACTAGCGTTAGCATCCCAAATTTTGACGCCCAGTTTATGAAAGTCTTCAATGTTGCTTTTGCCATGTATAAAGCATAGCAGCTCGCCAACTACCTGCTTAAAAGCTAAGCGCTTAGAGGTAGTAGCAGGAAAGCCATCGCGTAAATCAAAAGTTACTTGCGCGCCAAATACTGAAATAGTGCCAGTACCTGTACGATCCTTGCGCACTAAGCCTGTATCACGTACACGCTTAATTAATTCTAAGTAAGGTATCATGCTTGCTCAACCTTAAGACGATTTAATACAAGCGTGCAGTAACCTATAATGTCTACATAGTGATCTAGCTCATTTGGGTTGCCACATAATATGCGTGCCATTTTATGTGCTACCATGTCAAGGCACTCTTTTTGATCCATGTCTAACTCAACCCAATTGGGTGAGTCACGCATATTATCTTTTAGCACTTGTGATGTATAGCTACTTACCTCAAAAGAGCCATGTGTTTTCTTACGCTCATCTAAGATGTTTTGAATGTCAGTCATTTAGCACCTCGTTTAATATCTGCACGGTACCAGTTTAAGCTTGCAGTAGTTGTTTTAGCGTCCGGCCATTTAGCACGTACAGCTGTAAGAATTTCATCGTTTGATTTGCTTTCTTTAATTAGCGCAACGCAAAATGCGCCAATGCCAAGGCCTCTAGGCTTAGCTTCTGTAGGTGGCTTAGCTGCCTTAGCTTTAGCAGCTTTTTCTGCTTTTTTATCAGCTACTTCTTGCTGTGATGGGGTAGGCGCTTCTGATGCTTTTGCGGCTAAGGTTTTTGCCTCAGCTGTTGTTGCTGTTGCCATAATAATCTCCTTAAGTTTTTGAATTACAGGTAGGTTGTGCATATAAGCACGTTGGGCTAACTTTAAAAATGATACTGCGGCATCCGATACAGAGCTAGGCACTTCTGTATCAAATTCTTTATTAAAAGCAGGTGTTGATAGTTTACTTAGCACTATGCCTACAGCTTGCGCTTCTATAAATTGCGTAACTTTAGCCGTTTGCTGAATGCGGAGGACAATGTGCCTATTATAATTTCTTAATACTGCGTATTGCATGACGCTTCCTTTAGTCAGTCGTTATTCGACGATAATTAATTATACTGTATGCGCATAAACATGTACATAACTATGCATTCCAATAATCAGCTAATGCCGTTAGCAATGATTGTTGCTGCTTATCTTTTTTAGCCACTATTGCCAGCACTGCAGTATCAATAGTTTTATTAGCCACTAAATGGTAAACAAATACGCGCTGTGATTGCCCTTGGCGGTATACACGTGCAATAAATTGTTCATAAGTTTCTAAATTATATGTTAACGTAAACCAACAAATAGCGCTGCCACCCTGCTGTAAATTTACACCATGCGAAATAGCACCACTTTGGGCAAGCAATAACGGTATTTCACCACGGTTCCATGCATCTATAATATCAGCGCCTTGTTTTGTAGTCATACCACCGCCAATAATTGGTAGCTTACCACCAAAGGCTGCATTAATTGCGCTAGCCTCATGTGTATATTCATATGCTACTAATAATGGCTGGCCTTCTAATTCCTCTACTAAATCTTGCAGTGCTTCAACCTTAGCACTATGAATAATATGTATATCACCATGCTCATCATATACAGAGCCCGAGGCAATTTGCCTGCATTTACCTGCTGCCACTGCTGCATTGACCGCGGTTACTTTACCCTCCTGCACTTCAATTTGCAGTTTTTTCTCCATTTGCAAGTATTGCAATTGAGCTTCTTCGGGCAAGTCTACTACTATATTAACCTTAATTAATTCAGGCATATCAAGGTAGTCTTCTGCGGCCATACGCATAACACGCGGCGCAAGCAATTGCTGTATTTGTGTTGCGGCATTTGGTTTTAGCTTCCATTCATATCCGCCAAAACCTGTTTGAAAGAAATATAAATCCCGATAGTGCGATATAAATGGGCCAAACGTAGCACCTTGATCCATGCAAAATACTTGGCCAAATAAATCAAGCAAGCTATTGGCCGCCGGTGAGCCTGTTAAAATATAGCGGCGTTTAAACTTGCTGAGCATCTTTTTAAGCGTTTTAAAGCGTTGTGTATTAGTATGCTTTAGCTTTGAGCTTTCATCAATAACAAGCACATCAAACATAGGCGCATGCCTTGTAGCAGCCTCCAGCCATTTTAAGCCTTCATAATTCATAACATAAATATCATGGTCCTCAGCTAGCACCTTAGCTTTATTTGCGCCATGTAAAATACCTACTGATAAATGCTGAAACTCATCCCACTTTTGTCCTTCAGCTGGCCATGTAGAATAGCATACTCGCAAGGGTGCTAGCACTAGCATTTTTTTTACCAGCTTCTTAGCACGTAGCACTTCAAAGGCAGCAAAAGTAATACTTGTTTTACCTAACCCTGGCGATAAAAATAGCCCTGCGCATGCTCTTTCAAGTATAAATTTAATAGCGCGCTCTTGATACTTATGCGGGGTGAATTTCATTATGATCCTTTAATACTTTAAATGCGGCATCAAAGCCATAACAAACGTGCACTTCAGCCTCATGCTTACGCAGCTCTTCAATAGCATTTTTCTGCGCTTCAGATAGCACACCCTTATCCGTCTTTAACTCTACCCAAATATATCGGCCTTTATTAGTTACAACCAATCTATCCGGGTAGCCCCGTCTGCCAATAACATTTTGCTTAAGGCAAAGCCAGCCAAGCTTTTTACACTCTTTAAGAAACTTAGCCTCAATTTGCTTTTCTAGCATATGGTTACCAGTGGTGAATTACATTAATAATTAATACAATATCGGCTATAGCAGCTAGCCCTATTAATAGCCATTCTTTTAATACTCGCATGGCCCTGAATTACCTTTTCTAAAATGGCAAAAGCCACAAAATTGATTAGGACGCGCTGCCCATATATCATCTACAAACATTGGCAATACACGACCTTCCCATTTTTTCTGTAAATCGGGTAGCATGGCTTGCGTATATGCGCCATGTGAGGTGCCCACTATTTCACCTGTATCTAAAAACCAAAGCTCTGCAGCAATATGCTTAACATCAGGGTATAGTAAAAGTGCGGCTAAGGCATAAAGCTCTAATTGATCTTCATAGCCGCCTCTATTTTTACCTGTTTTAAAATCAATAATGCGGATAGTATCATCATCTAAAGCTAGCGCATCAATCTTAATACGACACCAGGCATCTGCATCAAACCAGCCTGTCTTTTGCCAGTCTTTAGTAAAGGTTATTTCAAGCTCAGCTATAGCTTTTAAATCACGCAGCTCTTCTAATTCTAAAGCCAGCAATTTATATGTATCAGGCACTTCTGCAGCTTCATTTTTAAGGTATAACTCACCTTGCTTATGTATTGCACCCCCACGATCCATTGCAGCTGAGCCTGGCTCTTTAATGCCATCTAGTACCGTTAGCTTAAATTTAAAGGGACACTGCTCGTAAGTATTAAGGCGAGAATAAGACCATGCGGTTACGGTCTTTGCTTTACCCGCTTTTTTAATTTCAATTTTAGACATATTTTTCCTTAGACTGCTGCAAAATTAGGGCCACGTGCTTCTGTGGATATGATTTCATAATCAAGTATACCCTGAAAGCTGCCATTCATAGCTTGCGCAAGTAATGCGGCTTCCTCATCTTGATGCTCAATTGGACATTCTATTACAATTTCATCATGAACACTTAATACTATTTGCCCATGCTTTGTATTGACTGCATAATCAATTAAAGCTTGTTTAGATTGATCCGCAGCGGAGCCTTGAATAAGATAGTTGGTTAACTTAAATGAGTATGTTTGCAGCTTACCATTAATTACTTTAGGCGTCTCAGCATAATATCTACGACCGCCTAATGTGGTTAAATAGCTACCGCTATCTCCACGGCGGGTTAGCTCGCGCTGCATTTCTTTAATCTCAGGCAATGCTTTTAAATACTGCGCTTTAATGGCCGTAGCTTCCGCAACACTTACACCTAAGCTTTCCGCAATCTTAGCTACGCCTGCACCATACAATACCGCAAAGCCT